GTCTTCGTTCCCCACTATGCCATGTCGGGTGGCACGCTGATTGCCTTGGCAGCGGACGAGATCGTGATGGATGAAAATGCCGTGCTGGGACCGGTCGATCCGCAGATCGGCCAGTATCCGGCTGCTTCAGTGCTGCGTGTCGTCCGGGAGAAGCCGGTCGCGGAGATCGACGATCAAACCTTGATTCTCGCGGACATCGGCGAGAAAGCGATGCGGCAGGTGAATGCGACGGTTCGTCACATTCTCATGGCGAACGGACGTTCCGAGGAGGAGGCCCAGCGAATCGCTGATGTTCTGACGTGTGGGCAGTGGACCCATGACTATCCGATCGATGTGGAAGAAGCACGGCAGCTCGGGTTACCGGTCACGGTGGGGGTACCGGACGAAGTGTACCAGCTCATGGAGCTCTACCCGCAAGCGATGCAACGACGTCCCTCGGTACAGTACATCCCTGTTCCCTACGAGACGCCGCGGCCGCGGGATAATCAGCAGCGACGTTAGAGAATCGAGAGCGTCCTTCGGCTTTCTGGATGGAAAAGCGAGGCACGTTCGGGTAAACCGGCTCGCCGCTGATGGGTGACTAAGGAATCGTGGTGGGTAGGCACGAGCGAGGAAAACGTGCTATACTGTGTGGCTGGAAACGGATCGGGGTGTGGCGCAGTTGGTAGCGCGCGGCGTTTGGGACGCTGAGGTCGGAGGTTCGAGTCCTCTCACCCCGACCGTGCGGGAGTAACTCAGCTGGTAGAGTGCCGGCCTTCCAAGCCGGTTGTCGCGGGTTCGAATCCCGTCTCCCGCTCCTCCCGGCGCAAGAATACCATTTCCATAGCGTCACATGTGTGATAAAACGGGTGGTACCAATGATGCGTTTGGTACCACCCGCTCCTTTTGCGCTGCCACTCAGCGCTGCTCCTTGCGCAGCGATGCATCGCAATCCGGTGCGACGAGCCGCGCAAGGAGGATGGCATCGGGCTCCTCGATGGGATGCCGCATCGCGGGGCGCCCACCAGCGCGCATCTCGCGTGCCCATGAGGCCTTCATGAGCACGCCCACCCGCTCCAGTGGGTGCATGGCGGCGAGGCGATGCGCAAGTCGCCGCGCTGCTCCCTCCTCGAGGTCTGCAACCAACGCATCCTCGAGGATGCGCGTGGGCAGCCTCTCGATGAGGCTGATGAGGCTCTCGAGATCACGGTGACGGAGAGGTGTCACCACTGCTCCCTCCGCATCGAGGAAGCGGATGAGAGCCTCTGCCTCCTCTGGCTCGAGGCACGGTGCCTCCTCGAGGAGCGCGAGAGCCCACTCAGCGAGAACGCGGTAGAGGGCTCCTGCGGGTGCCCCCTCCGCGAGGTAGCGAGACGCGATGGCGTCGACTCGATGCGGTATGAACACGTTCACCCGCTTCATGGTGTGCTCCTTCTCCTTGTCAACTACGGCGGTTGAGCACGTGACAGAGGTCACGCGCCACGGTGGCTGCCTCGAGGCGTCGCTCCGCCTCGAGGCACTCAGCAGCAGCGACGGTCATGAGGTCCTCGCAGAGAAGGCGCAGCCGCGCCTCGATCTCGATGGCACTCGATGGGAGCGGTGGCTCCCCATAGAGTGCATCGAAGGCGGCATGCGCCGAGGAGAGCTCATGCGATTCGCTCCATATCTCGCCAGCGGTGACTCCCTCCCGCTGGCGCATCTGCAAGATTCCCCTCCTCAAAATGAGGAGGGCGCGCTGCAGGAGCTCCCTCTCAGGGAGGCGGCGCAGTGTCAGCGCGGCAAGCAGGCGACTGCAGGCAGGTGGATCGGCGAGAGGATGCGCGGCGAGACGCGCAATGAGGAGCATGATCTCGAATGCACCCTGCTCTCCTCGAGCAACTCCCTCGCGGAGCTGCTCGAGCTCGCGGGAGAACTCGCTAGCGAGAACCTCGTTCTCCTCGATGAGAGAGGAGATGAGAGAGGCGAGGTCATTCAGTGCGGCCTCGAGGTAACGGTGCGAGACGGTGCTCTTCCCAACCATGTTCAACCTCCAATCTGCCTCGTCCCAGGGGTGCCAGGGAGCGCCGTAGGAGTTGTGCCGCGCATACTTCTCTACCTCCCACTGTGCATCGAGCACTTCCTCGCACCGATCACGGTCCTCATCGAGCACCGCAGCTCCGTAGTCAGCGATGAGCTGGGCTGCGATGAAGTCGGCATCGTCAGTGTCGAGGTGGGTTGTACGATCCGGCGGGCTACCTCGAAGATGTCCCAGGGCTCCATGGCACCGCTCTTCTCGGTTCAATGGATAGCGGGACGACGTCGCAGCTCGTCGAGGAGCTGCTCAGCGAGATCAGCGCGGTCTCGGGTTCCGTCGCGGAGAGCGATTACCTCCCACAGGCACTCCAGACGCCGGTAGGAAAGGATCCGGATGGCCTCGGAGCACCGGCGTATGGCCTTGAGGGCGATACGCGTCTGGGGTGTGTCGGCAGCTGAGGTTGCTTCGGCGAGGCGCCGTGCTGCCAGAGTTTCAGCTTCCAGAGCCACCTGGAGGTAGGAGAGCCAAAGCTTGGACATTGGCCCATACTCCTCTCGGAGTGGTGCCTCGAGATGATCGAAGAGGCTCTCGAGTTTCTCGAGGTGGTGGCGCAGGGAGTCGACGCCCTGCACCACGACGGCGTCATTGCCACTCAAGTGGTAGATTCGGTCTCGGATATCCATCACTGCCAGACTTGCCTTTCGAGATGGGATGCCAGTGACTGCAACCAGTTGCGGAGATCCTGTCTCCTGGTGTAGCGCGCTGCCTCGCGGAGGCAGTGTGCGGCTGCGGCGATATGCCTCGGTTGCTTACCCTCAGCGAGGTGGCGGATGGCGGCGGCGTCGGCGATGATGGAGCGAGCTTTCTCCCGCGCCACTCCGTCGGCTGATAGCCACCTTCGGTCTTCTCACCCCCTTTCCAGTCTCCCTGGCACGAAACTGGTTTCGTGCCATTCGACGCTACGGGAGCGCAATGCCCCCGTAGCCGCTGGGGAGGAGTGGTCAGGGTGCCGCGACGAGATTCCGGCACCCGACCACGCGACCCTGCGGGTCGCGGACCAACTCCCCGGGGCAGACGACATCGCGTCTGCCCGCCGCCCACGCCGCTTGCGCGACGAGAGCCGACGTGAGATAAAGTGTCCTGAACTGGGGCTCTGGCAGGCCCTCGACGGGCCCGAGAGCCCGCGTCACGAGGGGGATTTCCACCCCCCCTCGCTAGTCAGGGGACCGCCGGGGAGGACGGTGACGGCCCCACGGGCCGACACCACCTCTCGACATCGCGCAACCTGACCCGACGGGGGGATGCGGAGGATGATTCCCCCGTCACGCCCCACGAGGGTGACCTCGTGGGGCGTGAGATTAACAATGTTTGCAAGGTTGATGTAGACTTCTTGGTGCAACAGCTTGTCTTGGGTTGAACCGTCGATGCGTAGAATGTTGATGGGCACGTTGGCCCCCCTTCCTATCTCGCGCCCCACTCCCCTCAAAACTCCCCACGCCGGGGGCGCCATCAGCACCGGGCACGGCCCCCGGGTGGGGTGGTCAGCCCCACTCGGGGAGGGGTGCTCAGGCCTCGCGGCTTTCGAGCAGCCTCAAAGCTTCCTCCACCAACTGAGCCCGGAACGTGAACTTTTCCTCGGGGCGGAGCGGTTCGCCCCGTCGGGCCTCGATCATCTCGAGTGCCCTCATCGCAATCCGCACTGCTCGCATGTACCGATCTTCCATCGGGGAACTCCCTTCCAGTCTCCCTGAGCCGGTTCACTCCGGCTCATTCGACGCCACGAGGGGAGTCTCCCTCGTGACCGCTGGGGCGGGGGCTAGTGTATCTCTGCCTCTAGAAGCACTGGGTAGTAATAAGTATCGGTATCCTGGTTAACGAACACGCAGCATCCGCTGTACATACCAGCTATTTTCCCGGAGGGGTGAAAGTCAAGCTTTCCTGACTGCGAGTTCTTCCAACCCACAAGAATGCGCTTCCCGTCAATGAGATTATTAGCATCTTGTTGTGCCAGGTTCTCGGGTTCCACATTACCATACAATGCAGTGTACACTGTCTCCAACTGTTCCACTAGAAAATTCTCAAGCGTCTCTTTCAGGTTTATTGCGTTTGCTTGTGACACCCCGACCTGAGCTACAACTTTCGTTCTCCGAATGGGCTCTGCTATAACCAACTTGATCAGTGCTCTTTGGTAGCGCTTGCTGCCCATCATCCTACCCTCCATCACTGTAGGCTTTCTCACCGCTCTCGTTTGTTACGAGACCGCCGGTTTCTCGCCGGCTCTCTCATCGCTTGCAGCGCCAATATACACAAATTCCGCCGCGCAAGTCAGGAGGTTTCAGCTCATTCCGCCACGCGACTTTTCCGCATCGCGACGCGGAAATCTCGAGATCGGCAGAAGAGCGAGAGCAGCCGCTCATGAGAATGCGCGCAAGAGGAATTTTCCGCATGGAGAAGCCAAAATCGCCGCATTGCGCAGCAGCATCGAGGGGGTGAGGTGAGCGCCAGCTAGCGCAACTGCGCAGCAGGAGGCGAAGCCGACTGCGCTAGCTGGCGCAGGCTGCGCATTCGAAGCCCCTACCCCCACCCGGCACCTTCACCGCACCCGGCTGCGAGCCCGCGGCTAGCCTTCTCTCCATTGTCACACCAAATTTTCGCCACCTATCCTTCATGCCTAAACCCGCTCCTGCGCAAAAAGAGAGATCCCAGGCGGGGCGACGTACACTCGTGGGCCATACGTACAGCAGACACCTGCCTGGGATCTCATCGCGTTGTGTTTGATGGGGTTCCCCTCGCTTGTCTACGCACCCTCGATAACGCTGCCCTCCTCTCGTCTTTCATCCATCGACGTCACTCGTATGATAGCATTGGCTGCATTCTGTGTCAAGAGGCAACAGCCATCATGGCTGCAGCAGGAGGTCATCGAGCTCCTCCGGGTTGCGCTTCTCGCTCTTGAGTTTGCGCGCTAGATACACGAAGGCAGCTTGGATCGCGTCACCCATCGCGATCCAGTCCTCATTGAGCCTCTCGAGAGCACGCAATGCGCGTAGCGTGTCTCGCTCCATGACCACCTGCTCCACGCTCTCCTGCAGGTCTCGCGCTGACTCGAGGATCAGCTCATCGATACTAGGCGCTTGAGTGTACCCGCGCTTCGGGCCCATTCCACACCTCCATTCGGCTTCATGATCACCAATGGCGCGTCCTCCTCATCGCGCACCTCGAGAACGCCCCCATCGCGATTGCGCAGCACGCGAAAGCCAGCTGCCTCGAGCTTCTCAGGATCGAGTCGGATCTTGCTCATCTTGCTCCGCCACAGGATCATGAGGCGGACTGCTTCCTCACCGTACACGCTGCGCATAGTGTTCTTCGGCATGCTTCTCTGCGCCCTCCACATGACAGGGATGCGGATAGTAGAACTGCGTACTCTCGCACCGGCATGGGGGCAGGACGCCTGTCCTGCGGAATGCGACCAGTGGCTGCGCGATCTCGCGTAGCCATGCCTCGACTTCATCGCGTGGCATGAGATCCACCTCGATGAGGCGTCTCTTGACGCCCCTCTGATAGGGCGTCACGTACCAGATGCGCGCAGCACGCACCTCGTAGCCGTTCTGCTCGAGCAGCCACTTGTACACATTGACCTGGAACACGTGCTCGAGTTTCGCCTCGCTCACGAGGCGCGATGTCACTTTGACGTCGTAGAGCACGCCATCGCGGAAGTAGTCGCAGGTTCCCATGACCGGTATCGATTCGTCACCCACATCGAGATCCGCGCTCAGCGGAAGCTCGACCCCCTCGCCAACCAGGATGCGCGCATGCACGGCGCTCCCCACCAGCGCTGCCCACGTGTACTCGGGATTGACGTAATACGGCACCACTGGCTTGAGGATGCGCAGGCGAGGGCACTCGAGAGCCTGTGATGGCGAGATCCACAGCCCATCGATGCGCGCTACCTGCTTGCGCATCGCCTCGAGAGCGAAGGGCGTCCAGCCCCGCCAATCACCATAGCGCTCCGCGAAGCGCTCCGCCTCCTCGAAGGTCACGATCTCGCCATCCAGCATCCATCCGATCACTGGCATCCTCGCGCCTCGCACTCCCTGATACGCTCTCGGATCCAGTTGCCCCAGGCTTCGCGAGGCAGCCTGCTGAGTGCCTCCGAGATGTCCTTGCCCCCTGACCAGCGCCAGCGATAGATGCGCTGGCGAAAGCGCGCAGCCAGTGCTTCCCACGCTTGCTCACCAGCGTCATCCTGATCCGTCGCCACGAAGAGGGGCCAATGGATCCCCTCGATCTCGATCTTGCTGAGGCTCCCTGCTCCACCCGTCGAGGTCACGGCATCGCAGCCTGCCTCACTCAGCAGCAATGCATCGAGTTCCCCCTCCGTGATCACGGTTGGCCATCCCCCCGGATTGGGGCGAAAGAGGAGGGCACCCTGCCCACGTGGGTTGCCTTCATGCGAATCGGTGGCCGCGACACGATGCGCTGGTGAAAGTCCTCCTTGGTGGCCCACCCCACGATGTCGAAGCCATCGAATGGCGACCAGTCATCCTCATGCGTGGGCCACACCAGCACATAGATGTCAGCGATGAGCTCCTCCCAGAAGCGGAGCCCCTGCGTCGCGAGATCCCGCTGGCGCTGGCGGCGAAAGCGCACCTCGATGCTGCGCCCAACTGGCGTCCCCACTGGGAGCCAGAGATCGATGTGGCCATCGCCACCGAGAAGTACGACGGGATCATGCTCGCACCCCAGCGATTTGGCCACGCAGCGCTCCGCGCACAGCGAGTACAGTCGCGATGTCCATGACGTGACGCCCCAATCCCGCGACGCGAAGTTGCGCTTGGCGTACTCGATGCGCGCCGCCACCTCAGCCAGATCCAAGATCTCAACTGGATCGAGCACAACTCGCATCGACCAGCTCCTGCCACCACTCCAGGGGGAGGATCGCGTAGACCGCTCCCCGGCGATAGGCGCTTCCACCAGTCAGCGCGATGCACCAGCGCTTGCCCCCATCCCATCGACGCGCATATCCGTACACATGTTCGAGCCACGATTTTAACTCATCGCGCTCCCGCAGCAGCAGCCCGCGACGGTACTTGGCCTCGATGCGCCAGCCCTTGTATTCGACATCGCCATCGTGACCAGGCCAGCGATGAGCGCCCAAGCGCTTGGCTAAACGCTTCTCGAAGTCGTAGCCGCGTCGTCTCCCTCGCGGTGAGCGCTGGTGGAGGACGATCCCGCCAGCTTGCCCCCAGAACCACTGCTCGAGATCATCGGGGTCTCCGTCCTCCGGCGGCGCGTCGCTGGCAACTGGCTCCGGATCCGATGCACCACAGATCTTGAGGAGGGCCTCCGCGCCATGCTGGCGCGACTTGGCATCGACGAAGAGGACTCGCGACGCATAGAACCAGAGCGAGACTTCCCCAACGCGCCCACTCCTCGCTTTCGCTACTACCAGTGTCGCGCTCTGCGGCACGGATCCATCGTTGTGGACTTTGGGATCCCGCCAGAGAAGCCACACGTTGTCAGCATCTTCCTCGATCCTGCCGCTACCCCGGAGATCCGAGAGATCGGGCAGGCGCTCATCCTTGCTCAAGCGATCACGCGCCACCTGCCGATTGAGCTGCGAGACCAGGAGGATCGGGATGCCGAGTTCGTTGGCCAGATCCTTGACTCCCTGCGAGATCATGCTGATGCGCCGATACTCGTCATCGATCACGCCGTAGCTCAGGCGCTGGAGGTAATCGATGACCAGGAGCGCGATGCCTCGCGAGGCATGATAGCCATGCGCGAGATTGACGACTTCGGCGAAGTCGTATCCGCGCCCCGCCTCCATGATGAGAATGTCGTCAGCTCGCTCCAACGTCAGGAGGGCTCGCCGCCAGCGCTCCCGCTTGTCCTGACTGAGTACCCCCTTCTCGATGTCGAGATAGCTCACTCCCGACATCTGGGTAGCGAGGCGGGCCGCCAATTGCTCCGCGCTCATCTCGGGGGAGACATAGAGGACGACGCGGGGGTCGCGCCCCTCCTCACGCGCTTCCCGCAACTCATGCGCGACGGCATGGAGCGCGATCTCGAGAGCGAGAGACGACTTCCCATGACTGGTACGCGCCGCGAGAACCGTCACCTCGCTCCGGCGCAAGCCACCAGTGAGCTCATCGAGAGACGGGATCCCTGTCGGGATGCCTCGCGGTTTCCCAGGATGCGCTGCCCATTGCTCCTCGAGAGCGAGGAGCCGGTGCACCACGCTACGCAGCATGCCTGGCTCCACTTCTGGAGAATCCGGATCAAGAGGCCCGTGGGGTTCTTCACGTCCTCAGCCTCGAGGACGCGTTGCCGAGCTCGCTTGAGCTTGGCCTCGTCCTTGGCCAGATTGGCGATGACGGCGTAGGTCTCCTCATTGTCGATGGGAAAATCAGGGCCCAGGATGCGCTTGACGTCCTCCCCCGTGAGCTGCCCACCGTTCTTCCGCATCGCTTCGCGCAGCTGCCGCAATTCCTCCAGAAGTTGCGCCATGAGGACGACTTGCGCTTTGGCCAACTTGGCTGCCGTCACGTCATCCAATGCCGGCGTCATCTCCATGGCCGCAGAAAGCGTCTCGAGTACCTTCTCATGCATCGCTGACCTCCTTGTGCAACAACTCCAGGGCAGTCGCCTTGCGCATGCGGAACGCCTTGGCTACCAGTTCGATGTTCCCCAGGATCCCGTGCAGCACGCGCACCCGCTGCGCGAGATCCTGGTCATCCCGGCTCGGTACCGGGGTGCGCGGATAGAGCACTTTGTCCGGCCCCTGTGGCTCGGCTCGCCGCAATCCGACGACGACATCGCCATAGACGACGCCGAGGGCATCCAAAAGTCGCAGGGATCCCGGTATCGCGAAAAACTCGCTCAGGATCACTTCGCTCTGTCTCCCCGTACTGAGGGGAACCGAACCATGCTTGCGCGAGAGCTTGTCCATGCCCTCGATGGTTTCCTCGGGAATACCGTAGACGCGCTCCAAAATGGAGCGGATCGGCACTAATTTTCCGCGCAGCACCCAAAAGCGATGCATGCCCCACAGAACAGCACGCAGCATGAAGAGGATCCCAAAGACCAGGTACGATTGCACCCCACCACGCAGCTGCTGCATGTAGAGTGTCGTGATGGGATCCTTGTCGTCATCCGGGAGATACTCGGGCTCCGATTCCGCGAGGAGACGCGAGAGCGCTTCCTCCTCGACGCTGGGTTGCGCGAGGCGTTCCCCCGCGAGCTTCCACCATTGCGGTGGGAGTGGTGGTGGTGCCTCACCCAAGAGGCATTCAGCGATCTCCCTCGCGTATTCCGCATGCGCGGGAAACGCGATGCGGAGAAGCGACTCAAGTCGATCCAACGTCTTCCTGCGCGCTTTCCCATGGAGCGCCATCCCGCGCTCCTCGAGAGCGCGCACCGATTCCAGGATCTGGAAGATCTCAGTCAGCTCACGCATTCGCCTTCTTCCTCGGGCTGCACTGGTAGCAGATCAGCTTGCCATGGATGCGGCGCGCCACTTCCGCGCTCTTCGCGCTCATCGCGGCTCCGCACTTCTCGCAGCGCGCTTGCTCCGGCTCGCGTGAGGAGCCATCGTCCTCCTCATCGCCACCGAACTCCTCGCGCAGATTGGCGTCGAGATTGAGGGCATCAGCCAGGGCTCGCGCTTTGGCTCGCGTATGCGCCAGGCGTGGGCCAGCAGCTGCGACGCGGCGATTGGCGTTCTCGACGCTGGCGTCACCCACCCCATGGTAGCGGTACTCCGTGCCATCGCTGTCGCGGAACACCGCGTAGACCTCAGAGACCCACACCACCACCTCCCCACCATTGATCCCCGGCACGCGGTAGCTCTGGATCGGCGCAGCTTGCTCGAAGCCCACCAAGCCGTGCTGGTAGGCGAGATTGAGCACGTCGCGGTACCGATACACCTTGTGCTCCTCGCCACCGACGCGTATCGAGAGAGCGGGAAGTTGATGCAACTCGCGTCTAACCCTGTCAAGCATCCTTCACCTCCTGCTCCCAGTATAAACATGAGCTGCAACGTCTGCAATACTTGACGCGAAGTCAAATAGTGCTCGTGAGCGCGCATGACTAGTGCTATGTGACTTTGTGGAACATCTTGCACAGTACTGATTGCACTGTTATGCTGTCTGTAACCGGGTCGCGGGCTCGGGGGCCCGCTCCCGGATGAGAGCGCAATGCACCCGCATCCCGGGTGACCCCGACTGCCGGTCAAATCGGCGCCAGCAACGCGCTGGGGAAGTCAGCGATCTGGGATGGGAAAACCAGGATGGCACGCCCAAAAGGTGCAGCAGGCAGCCAGATTCGACCACGCATCTGGCACTGCTCCTGGCGGCAGACGCTCAGCACGCTGGACTGCCGGAACTAACCAGCGGCTCGACGCGTGGCGGGATGGGTACGAAAAGACGGGGCTGGGACATGTACCCAAGGGGAGGCAGGGGAGGGGGCATAGGCGCATTGCGCATTGCGCATTGCGCAGGGCATGCGCAGTCAGCATGCGCGCTCATGCTAGAGCAGTGCGCAGTGGCCCCGCTCAATGCGGGGCCATGCTGGGAACTCGCGCAGCATGTATCGAGTGAGCGAGAGGAGACAGATCATGCCGACAGCAGCTGGAGCAAAACCGGGTAGCGGCAAGAACTTCAAGGCACTCGTCGCCAAACTCAAGAGGCAGGGGCACGATCAGGAGTCAGCGGAAGCTATCGCTGCCTCCATTGGGCGCAAGAAGTACGGCAAGGAGCGCTTCCAGCGCATGGCCGCCAAGGCGCGCAAGCGCAAGTGAGGGAGCCGGTGCATGGTGTACCAAGTCTTCGCGAAAGACGTCACCATCCCCAGTGGTTCCTCGGTATCAGAGCCGATACCGATTAAAGGCCTCATCCTGGTCGGCATCTCGATCCCATCTGGCATCAATGGGAACCGACTCGCTCTGCAGGTACGCCCCACCAGCGCTGATCCATTCCGGATGTTGAGGAACGCTGGTGGCCCAGTGTACGCGGGTATTACCAGCAACTCCTTTGCAGTGTATCCCAACGATATCATGCAGTTGCTCCTTCCTTTCGATGCAATCCGTATCGTCACTCTCGATAGCTCGAACAACCAAGTGAATCAGGCGAGTGATGTGACGCTGCGCGTCTTTCTCGCCCCCATGTGAGGTCGATGATGGGCAAGAAAGTCATCAAGGTTGAGCGCACCAAGAACTTCATCATCAAAGACTACAAAGATCCCCCGAGGAAGGAGGTCAAGGGTTACCGAACCAAGAAGCTTCCGAATGGCGTCCTCGTCACTGTCGCCATACTGCGCAAGACAGGCCCACGTGGGGGCAAGACGGAAGTCGTCAATATCAAGAAGCCGAGGAGAAAGCGCAATGCTGGTAAGTGATCTCAAGGTGCTCATGCGGGATCGCGTCGAGGGCACGAAAGGGAAGAAGCACCGCTGCGAGGTCTGCGGCAAGACGAAGTACGCTGGGTGCACGCGCAAAAATTGCCCATATCGGGTGAAGAAAAAGTGAGATGGATTGAGGACGGCCTGCTTTTCGAGATTCAGGCCCCAGATATCGTCCTCTGCACTGGTGCGCCGGAATCAGGCATCTGGGCGATGGGGCGCACAGTCGAGGAAGCCAAGCAGCACTGGGCCGAGGTAGTGGAGCGCTGGGGATACCTACTGGATCACCCAGCGCTCACGTATGACCCTGATCGCGGGATCATCACTGAGACGATTCCCGTCTTTGCTCTAGGTGACGGCGGATCGCTTCCGTGACGACACTCGGTGCCGGTGACTCGCTCCAATAGGCCAGGATCGGCTCGAGCTGGATGCGCAGCTTCTCCCGCTGCTCGCTGTCGAGCTTCCTCTCGATCCTGGCCAAGCGCGCCGCGATCTTGGCATCCCCCTCAGGTATCTCCTCCCCGAGGAGGAGCAAGATGGCCTCGAGATCCACTCCCAAGAAGCGCGCCAAGCGATACGCATCCCGGATGTCGAGATGCTCCATCTGTCCGTTCTCCATCCGGTAGATGGTGTGGAGCGCCAGACCAGTTCGCTCTGCCATCTGGCGCTGCGAGAGACCGAGCTTCTCGCGGATCTCTCGGATCACGTGCCCGAGGTCTCTGATGCGCGGATCAGCGCGTGCTCCACGACGTATCATCATGTCCCCCCATCCGTCATCGACACTGTAGCACAAAATGTCACAAGTGGCAAGAGGTGAGTCGATGCAGATACGGATCTTCGGCGCGGCACCCGGTAGCAAAGAGTTCCTGAGGAGACAGAAAGCATTGCTCGACTTTCTGGGTATGGGCCCAGCGCGGAGCATCGAAGGGCTCTGGCAACGTTATATCGAGCTCCGGCGTCAGGATCCCAAGGGGACACTCGGCCTCCGGGAGCAGATCCCCACGACGTCGAAGGGGACGATCTATCGCTGGGCCAAGGAAGACCGCTGGTACGAGCAAGCTGCCGCCTATGATGCCGAAGTTGCGGAGCGAGAGCGGCGGGAGATCGAGAAGGTGCGCCAACGCGTCCTCGAGGAGATGGCGCTCTTCGCCCCAACCGTCGTCGAGGAGCTCCGCCGCCTGATCATCGAGGGGAAACCCGAGGTGCGCCTCAAGGCCATCGAGACGTGGCTGGATCGCCTCGGTATCGTGAGGTGGTCTGTCCCGGAGGTGACGCGCAAGCAGCTCGAGGAGCAGAAGCAGAAGGCAGCAGCGCAGCAGCAGGAGATCTCCATCATCGAGTCGGTTCCACCCGAGGACGCTCCTGAGGAAGTGTGGGCGCAATGGCTAGCCAAGCTCCACGAGCAAGCGTGATGCTCATTCCCGAGCATCCACCGACACTGCGTGAGCGCGCTCTCCTCACCGCGAGAGCGCAAAAGGATCCCAAGATGCGGCAGCTCGTCATCGAGGCCTGCCGCCGGGATCCCGCCTTCTTCATCAATTTCGCCTGCTGGACATTCGATCCTCGCCGAGAGCAACCGCACATCCCCTTCATCCTCTACCCCTACCAGGTGGATCTGGTGCACTGGCTCGAGGAGCGCCTGCGCGAAAAGCAAGATGGCGTCATCGACAAGAGCCGCGACATGGGCGTGAGCTGGGTGGTCATGGGCTGGCTCCTCTGGCACTGGCTCTTCGATGACGGGTTTCAAGCGCTCATCGGCTCCCGCAGCGAGTACCAGGTGGACAATCGCCTCATCGACTCGCATTTCGGGAGGCTCGAGTACCTGATCCAGCGCCTCCCGAGCTTCCTCAAGCCGGAGGGCTTCAATTTCCGCCAGCATCGCACCCATATGAAGCTGGTCAATCCGCAGAATGGATCCGCCATCAAGGGTGAGGCGTCCCACGGCAACTTCGGAAGGCAGGGGCGCTTCAATGTCGTCTTCTTCGACGAACTCGCCTTCTGGGACAAGGAGCGGCAGTTCGCCGCGTGGCGCTCTGCCTCCGAAGCGACGCGCACTCGTATCGCGGTCTCGACCCCCAATGGGGACGGCAACCTGTTCTATCGCCTCGTCCATGAGGGGAAGACACCGCATCTCCGGCTCCACTGGAGCCTCCATCCCCTCAAGGATGAAGCCTGGTACGAGGCGCAAAAGCAGCGCTTGACCGATGTCGAGCTTGCCAGCGAAGTGGACATCTCGTATCATGCGGCGGAATCCGAACTCGTCTACCCCGAGTGGAAGGATGTCCCCCATGAGGAGCTGGCCTATCGCCCCGATTGGCCGCTCTACGTGTCCTAGGACTTCGGACTCGATACCACCGCAGTCATCTGGTGGCAGCGTGATCCAGATTCAGGTCGCATCCATTGCCTCGATGCCGTCGAGAGGAAGAACGTCACCATCGACTGGTTCCTTCCCTTCTTCACGGGGGAGATCCCGCAGAACCAGCTCCACCTCTATACCGTGAACGATAGAGCCAAAGTCGCTGCGCACAAAGGCTGGGGCAACGCCGTGCATTTCGGGGATCCAACTGGATCCTCTCGCCATGTCGGGACAGGTCTCAGCGTGCTCGACATTCTGCGGAACCATGGGATCTACGTTTATACGAACAACAAGGCTCGCGACTTCGTGACGCGACGCCACATGACGGCAATCGGCCTCCGCGACGTGATCTGTAATGTCTCCGATGGCCCAGTTTCCGCAGCTATCGTCGATGAGCGGATGCGAGCAGCACGCAAGGGGCCCGATGGAAAACCGATCCATGACGCTACATCCCATATCCGGAGCGCCGTCGAGTACTTCTTCGTCAATCTCCCACCATTCCGGCGACGAGAGAGACCGGAGGCGACGAAACGCGTGATGATCTACGACACCCTATTCCGGAGGAAGTGACGCGTGGTCTTCCCGATTCCCGGTATGCCTGGAGGCAAGGGTCAGGGGGATCCAGAGCTGGATCTCCTGCAGGTGGAGCGCGCTGAGGCTCTCGCCAACATGACGAGCAGCCTCGAGCTCGCGCCTGCCCCGAAGAAGAAGAACAAGAAGCTAGCGCGCAAGCCGACACCCGAGTACGTGCAGTCGCTTGCTCGCCGCATGGAGGACTTCTGGAACCCACGCGATGCGCGGATGGACGAGGATTACGCACTCTATACGCAGCGCTTCATCGAGAACCAGCAACTCTATCAGCGAATACTGAGCGAGAGCGGCCTCGAGGAGCAATCCGGCGAGATCATCACGCGCAATATCCCTTGGGTGCTGGTGGAGAAAGCCGCCAGCATCCTCGGAAAAGCCAACCCCAGCATCGATGTCATCCCACAGGATCCGCGCCTCCGGGAAGCTGCGCAACGGATCGAAGACTTCTTGCGCTGGTGCTGGGAGGTGTGGAATCGGCGCTGGATGTCGGCCCTCCATGGCCCCATCTTGCGCGATATTGCGCACTACCTCTGCTTGCGCGGCTGGGTGACCATCCGAGTCCGCTATGATCCGGATGATGAGGAGCTACCTGTCCACGTCGATCTCGCGGATCCCCGCCAGATCTATCCGGTGCTGGGGAGCAGCGGTATCCGCGCCGTCATCCACAAGCGGTACCTCATGGTATCCGAAGCACTCGATGAGTGGCCGGAAGCCGAAAAGATCCTCCGCGGCACTCCGGATGACAAGATCGTCGAGGAGATTTCCTACTACGATGACACCTGGCACGCCGTGCTCATCGAAGGAGCATGGGTCAAGCCACCGACGAAGCATGAGTACGGCTTCCTGCCCTGGATCGTGGCCACTGGGCTCGGTGCACCCATCCGCGCTACGGGGAGCGATGACACGAGCTGGGTGCGCACTGTCGGGGAATCGATCTTCGCGGGGATCAAGAACTCGTACCTCGCGCTGAACAGGTTGCTCTCGCAACTGGCTACCGAAGTTGCCCGCATGGCCAATACACCCACGGTCTACTACTATGATCCAGCGCGACCCGATGAGCCCCGCCGCATCGATCTCGATGCTGGTGCCACCAACTTCCTCTACTTCGATAGGGAGCGCGTGGACATCCTCCAGCTCACGCCCAATCCAGCGAATTCCGCCCCCATCCTCAATGCGCTCATGGATGACATCGAAAAGGGCGGTCTTCCGGGTGTCCTCTGGGGCGTGGGGCAAGGGTCAGGGTTCGCGCTGAGCCTGCAGGCGGATGCCGCGATGGACACGCTCCAGCCACTCACGCAGACCATGGAGCGGATCATCAAGGAAGTCAATCGCCGCGCACTCGAGCTCTTGGCCACCCTGCATGATCGCCCCATCGGCTACTTCACGCGTGACCCGATGACGGGGGCCTGGATCAGTGGCGTCTCGGTGACGCCGGAGCTCATCGCGGCAGTTGGCACTAGGAGCGTGGTGCGCTTGCGCAAGGTGCAGCCGCGTGATCGCGCTCAGATGGCGCAGCTCGCAGCGCTCCTCACGGACAAGAAGCTCATCAGTCTCGAGACAGCGCGAGACGAATTCCTCGGCCTCGACAACCCGCAGCGCGAGAATGAGCGAGTTCTCGCTGATCTCGCCTACATGGATCCAGACGTCACGAAGGAAGTGCTCATTCCCTGGGCACTCGCCAAGACCGATCCAGTGCTCCTCGAGCTCTGGCGCCTGGCCAAGGAGCGCAAGCTCATGGAGGAGCAACGGAAGAAGGAGCGAGAGCAGCAGCAGCAGGCGCCACAGCCAGCGGGGGCGCCGCCACCCGCTCCACCCGGATTGCCCCCAGAAGTCCTACCACCGCAGATGGCTGGGGGTATGGACTACCTGTTCCATTCCATGGCATCGAGTGAGGGCGGTATGGGTGAGACGGGGCCAGTGCGGCCACCGACAGGACTACCGATCTGATGACGCGAGGAGGAGACGATGGCGGGAGCACCCAAGCCGCGCAATGAGAGGCGAGAGACCACTCCTGGCCCGATGACGCAGGAGATCCGGGTCAAGCGCAGTCTTCCATACATCTGGCAGCAGATGAACAACCCGGATAACCCTGTTGTCGCCGCCAGCATGAATGCCAACCGGTTCCTCGATTACCTCTCACCTGTTCCCCTTTTGGGGAACCCCCAGCGCGACTGGATAGGCAAAGATATCGCCAACTTTCTCGGCAAGGCTGGGGCCTACACCTACTCGTTTGTCACTGGTGAGCCGGTTCGATACACGCCGCGATTCCCTGAAGCCACGCGGGCTTACGAGGGCCCAGTGGAGATCCGAAACCAGATCGCCCTCGGTAGGGAACCCAAATACCTGCGCTGGGTGCTCCAGAACCTCGATGACATCGAGGCAGGCAAGGTCGATATCTCTGGTGATCCGGATCTCCAAAACACGTATCTCGCGGTCAAGCAGATCATGCAAGCGGGTGAAGATATCCCGGCCCTCGGCATCGATTTCGATCCCGGAGCCACGAGCCTCGCGCAGGCGCGAGTGATCGATCCACAGAAGTACCAGTTGCTCCAGAGTGCCGCTGAATCGCCGCAAGGGGCCACCTACTCGCCGGAAGCAGTCCGCGCCAATCTGGCCAATAGCCCGTCCTCGCCACTCGACGACATCCACACGCGGAAGACGGCAGGCGTCCTGCGTACTGCTTTCGCGGACTTAGTCTCGCATCCAGCGCTCCTCGAGGCAGAAAAGGAGCTGGGGCGCGATCCATACGAGGTGTCCAACCTGTACTGGAACTACGCGTACCGATTCATTGCGGAGGCATGGGGCATGAACGAGGCGCAGAAGGCGTGGCTGCGTGGGGAGCTCTCGCGCCTGGCGACCCAATGGGCGGCATCGGGGTCACCCTTGAGCTTCGGTGAGTACCTCAAGCAGCAGGCGGAACAGCACGCTGGTGTCCTCTATCGATTCACTGGGAGCGAGCCAGCGATGCCCCCAGCGCCACCGGTGGGGCGGAGCGTCGGCCCATACTGATGAGGAGGGATGAGCGTGGAACCGATGACGACGCAAGGAATGCGGCCATCGACGAGCTTCGTCGATTGGTTGATGCGGTATCTCCAGATGACCGAACCGATGGGGGCAGCTCCTGAAGCATTGCGCCTCCTCGAGGTGCTGCAAAGTAATCAGCGACAGCCTCTGTCTCAGCGACCAGAGTACGCAGCCATGCTCCAGGCAATTCAGGCTCGCGCCCAGCAGGCTCCACCCCCCGCGCCATCGCGGAGTCAGAGCTTCCTCGATTACTTGCGCAGTGGGGCAGCGCAGAGCCCGCAAGGCAAGAACAGTCTCTTCGACTACATCGCCAACTTCATCCGGCAGCACTATGCGCAGGGGCAACCAGCGATCCAGCCAGGCATGGGGCAGACACCTGGTGGTGGCGCATCGAGGGTGATGTGACATGGCGAACTACGCGATCCGCTTACCGCGACTGAGTGCCGCTGAATGGGCGGGACGCGTGCCGCTCATCGATTATGCGCAGAGGATCTTTTATGAGGACAACCCCGATGTCGCATTCCAAACGTGGCTCGATGAAATGCGAGCCAGTCTTTCCAATCGCGAGGGTCTCTTCAAGCTCTACGATCTGCTGCGTAGGCAGTATCAGCGCTATCAGGTGGAGGAGGGCCCCTTCGCGATGCCTTGGGTCGAATGGCTCTCGCAGCGCGATCCGAACTGGTATCTGGCCACGCTGCCGCCAGCCCTCAAAGGGGTCATCGCGGAGCGCTGGTCGCGACCACTCCGCTGGTATAGCTTCGCCTGATGAGGAGGGAGATCGATGACGGCGACGACCTTCACGCCCAATTACGTGTGGGGTGACCCACAGGCGCTGGAGGCATATCGGGAAGCCAAGCGTCGTCAGCAGGAAGCCTTCGCGCACCTGACATCTCAGGGCCGAGATGTCTATACGCCGAACTTCACACTGAACCAGTCTGGAAGCCCGACTTTTGCTGGCTCTGGCCCCGGTGGCCCCGGCGTCTTCACGGATCCCGAGAAGCAGCGGCAGAAGTTCCCCTGGGCGCAGCAGAATCCGGGAGCCTTCGCAGCGGAACTCATCGCCAAGCGCGGTGGCTCGACCATGCTGACGAACCCATTCACCAGTTTCGCCGTCAGCATGTCGGAGGCAGCACCCGTCCTCTCCGACATCATGTTCCGCCCCGGAGCTAGCAACATCGATGCGCAGGCACCAGAACTCTTCAACTTGATCCAAGCCATCGATCAAGCGCTGCGCACACCGTACTCGCAATCCATCGACAATCGTCTCACTGCGAGAGCCATCGGTGATGCGCTCCGCAACTACAATCTCGGGAGCTACCTCGATGCCGGTGATCAAGCGCAACAGGTGGCCAAGCTCCTGGACACCATTGGGCGGTTCTGGCTCAGTGACACCTGGGTGAAGGCCGCGCTGCGCGACCTCAATCAGAAGCAGCTCGAATACGCGCAGATGCTCGCAGCGATGGATGACCCCACTAAGGCGCCCACCTTCATCCAGTATCTGGCGTCCACCGGATTCATCGATAGATACTTCGGCAGATGAAGTTTCTCGGATTCCTCTCGAAGTCGCGTGATCTGCCCATCGCTGAAGATCGGGCAGAATTGCCGTTCTTCGAGCCGAAGTTCCGCCCCCAAAACTTCGTCGCGGTACGCTCTGGAGCCGTGAGGCCCGCTCCATCGATGCGGGTCTCGATGACATTGTTCTTCCAGCCGCGCTACACGTCCACCGGCTTCCGCATGATGAGCAATATGCCCCGATACACGCCATTCGGGATCAATCTCCCAAGCCAGAAAAATCAGCAGTCCATTTTCCAGAACCACTTGGCTCAGAATGCCGTCATCGAAAAGGGGCGACTCGAGGGAGCACTCAAGTGGGAGAAGGAGATCAAGGCGGCAGCCGAGAAGCACAACGTGCCGTGGGAACTCCTCGCTGCCATCGTCGCCGTCGAATCGGGTGGCAATCCTGAGGCAGTCTCGGTCTCAGGTGCCATCGGCCTCGCGCAGGTGATGCCGCAATATCACAGTCAGCGCGCCGCTAAATATGGCGGCAATCTCGCTGACCCACAAACCAACCTCATGGTGGCAGCGGAGATCCTGGCGGAGAACTATCAGCGCTATGGATCGTGGGACAAAGCGGTGGCCGCCTACTTCGGCGCCATCGATGCGCAAGGAAACATCACTGGCGCGAAGGACGCCTATGGCACGAGTGGCTTCCAATACGTCTCGCAAGTGATAACGTATTGGAATCAACTCAAGGGGGTAAGCCCCACCGCTGGATCCCTCTGGACGATAACGGGTGGCAAGGAGTACCCGATCACGCAAGAGTTCGGGGAGACCGAGTTCGCCAAGACGAGTGGCTATTACGCCAATAAATCGCATCCAAGCATCGATCTCGGCGTGCCCCTCGGGACACCGCTCTATGCGCCAGTCAGCGGTGTCATCGAGGTCGCTGGCTCCTATGGAGGATATGGGAACGCCGTTGGCATCAGGACGGCGGATGGATACTTCATCCTGCTCGGGCATCTCGACAGCGTGTCAGTCTCACCAGGACAACAGGTGCAGGTCGGCGCCTTCATCGGCAAGAGCGGTAATACTGGCGCATCGACGGGCCCCCACCTCCACATCGAAGTCCGTACCCCCGATGGGAGAATCATCGATCCCCGCACCTACTTCAGCTTGAAGCAGAACAATTACGCGGCTCCAGGTGGAGCGCAAAGAGCCATGTGATGCGGAGGGAAAGCATGGCACTCTATGAGGATGCCTTGCGTCGCGCTCTGCGCAGGACGGGATCGGTGTCAGTCGATCTCAGTCCCCCCATGGGGATGCCGCGCACCGATCTCGACACCAGGGTGTATGACTTCTGGGTGCACCCACCATCACCACGCACTCAACCGGCTGCTCCCACTGGGGAGCAGCTCGAGCAACTGCGTCAGGCGGAAAAAGCGCAACCGGATGCCCCAGGTAACCCGGTTGTCGAGGCCGCCAAGGGCGTAGGCAAAGCGGCGCTCTGGCTTCTCGATGTCGGAAACCGCTACGTCACGCGCCCAGTCGTTGGGGCCGTCATCAAGGCGGTGCGCCAGGATCCCGATGACGCCGGTAAGAGCTTCACGCAGGTGTACGAGGAGACCGTCGGCAGACACTGGTGGGCAGCGCTCCCCATCGAGATCATCCTCGATCCTCTCAATCTCACCGGCATCGGTCTTGTCGGCAAGCTGGCCAAAGTGCCGAAGGTGGCCAAAGCGCTGGAGGCATCCGCAGCGCTGCGCAAGGGCTTCGAGGCAGCGCAGCTTGCCGATGAAGCGATAGCGCGGACTCAAGCGCTCCCCGTCACGGGAGCCCTCTGGGCGGGGAAGAAAGTCGCGAGTGGGCTCGAAAAGCTGACTGGTAAGCCGCTCTTCCAGAAGACAGCGCGCAGCCGGGTGCGCGAGGAGATCGATATCCTCCGCGAGTATCTCCGCCGCCCCGAATCCAAGAGCGAGTTCCGTGACTGGCTCAAGCCGGAGGAGGGGATGACAGCGCTCTCGCGGGAGGAGGTGCTCACGCGCTTCCGCAGTATGCCGGATGAAGCGATCAAAAACGAGATCCTCAATTGGGATTCCATTTCCCTGATCCAGGCATGGGACACGCTCCAGAAGGTGTCGGATCCAGACATCGTCCAGAGAGTCCGCCCCTTCCTCAATTACGAGTTGCTCCAGCGCGGCCTCATGGAGCGCGTGATCGCTGGCAACGAGATCAAGTGGCTGCCGACGGAGCGCTTGGCGCGGCACCTCGAGCTCGAGGATGCCCTCATGAGTCGCGAGATCCCGCATGAGGCGCGCCGCGCCCTCCACGATCTCCTCGATGCCTTCGCTGTCGCCATGTTCACGCGTAATCCCGACAAATTCCGGCGCCTCGATGACGTCTATGGCACCTTCACCATCGACACCATGCCCTTTATGCGGGAGGCAGCCGATCAAGCGACAGATGGCCAGACGTTCTGGCAGAAGACCAAGGCATCCGCCACCAAGGTGGCGCGCCAGGTGTTCGGCCAGAGCGTGGATGAGGCGATCCGCGCTTACGAGCAGACTGGCTCGATCCCGACGACGCTCCTCCGCTCCATCGATCTCGAAGATTTCGCCAAGACGATGGGGGTGAGCAAGCAAGATCTCGAGGCGCATTACGAGGTCATCCGGCGCGGCTTCGAGGCACTCACTCCCGAGCAGCGCGTCAAAGCGATCAATTGGTACCAGAAGTGGGGCACCTTCATCGCGGCCACTTTCCCACGTGAGCGCCTGCCGGATGACATCATTGAGCAGCTCTTGAATCAGCGCGTCAAGGAGTTCACTCGCGAGTACTACCTTACGGCGCGAGAGCGCAGCATCCTGTCCGATGTCGCCAAATCCATCGGCATCAACCTCAAGACGGATGAGGGCGCGACCATCCCATGGGAGACCTGGCAGCGGGTCATCGGTGAGGCGAGGCGACGCGGTATCGATTTCACGCCTGACCCCAATGACACCAGCGAGATCCGCGCCCTCAATGTGGTCATCAGTGACGTCAATCCGCTCATCGAGACAGCGCGCCGCTATGGGTATCTCACGCCGGAGAACATCAGCGATGAGATGCTGGCGCGACTCGGCCTCACGCGGGAAGACCTCATGCGCTCCCTCGATGAGGACGGCATGGTGACGGGTGATGTCGCCAAGCGTATCGTCGCTGATCGCTTGCGCAATCTCACGGCTCGCGAAATCGCGCTGGCTGCCTGGGCGGCTGGCGGGCAGAACCAGAGCCCACTCGAGAACTTCCGCACCATGCTGCAGTGGGTGCTCGATATCGCGCATGGGCGCCTGCCGCAGATACTGGAGGCGAAGGAGGCCGCTGCAGCTGGTCTGCCGCGTCAATTGAATCGCCAGGGCAAACCGGTTTATGGATGGGGATCCGCTCAGAAGGGTGCAGACCGGATCCTCTACGACGTGCTTTTTGCCCCCAATCTCGCGGGGATCGGCTCCAGCGCGCAGCGCGCCTACGTCGGTGCGCGCCAGCTGCCATTCAGCAAGCGATTTCTGGATGAATCGGTTCTCCCGAGTGGGGCTATACCTGGCGTCAATGACAAGATCTGGAACTACTGGAAGATCACGGCAGCTTACGCGGATCTCTTCGATGAGGCCATCTTCCCCATCCTCGCGCATGGGGATGAGGAAGTCATCCGGCGCGCTCATGAGCTGGCCGACGCTGCATTCTACTTCTACGTCAATGATCGCCACATGAAGCGCGACTTTTTGCCGCGCATCGGTGAGTCCTTCGATGACTGGTATCAGAGAATCGTCGGATCCGAGGACTACCCAGTAGAGTCCTACTTCCGTGAGCGCGGCCTCGATGCGCCGACGGATGATGAAAAAGAGATCCTCTACCGCATGTACTACTACCTGGCGCATCGCGAGCTCAAGGGCGGTGGCGGCGACATCGCGCAATGGCTCCGCAATGAGTCCAATACGCAAGCCTTGATCTGGTTCATCCACCAGCTCCAGTGGTCTGGAGTCGAGGCAGCCAGAGACCGCATCCAGAAAGCCGTGAGAGCAGACATCCTCCAAAAGTTCCCGGATCTCGCGGAGAAACTCCGCTCTGGCGACGAGAAGCTGGAGGAGGAGACGAGGAAACTCGTCAATACGATGGTCAATGCCGTGATGCGGCAAGATTACCGCAAGGTGCCGCAGGAATACATCGAGGTACTCCAAAACGAGGTTACCCCCAATGCGTTCCGTACCGCATACGATGAGCAGAAGCGCAACTTCAATGACCTCTTCACGCGCTTCCTCGATGCCTCGACACCAGAGAAGAGGCAGGCCCTGGCTGCCGAGATCCAGAAACTCATCAAGCGGGAGTTCGGCGATACCGGATTCAGCACGCCGCGAGAATTCATCCAGTCCGGCTACTTCGATGACCTCCTGCGTGCCCTGGAAACGCTGCCACCGGAGCGCCGCGAGACCTTCCTCCGCATGACTGCCGATGGAACAGCGGCTCTCTTCCGCGAACTCATGGCGCTGGATGACCGCTTGCTCACTCGCGCTCAGGAAGCGGGTGGCCAACTCATAGATGGGCAGCGCATCTACACGCTGCTCCAGGATCGCTTGGAGAGGATCCGTGGGGCATTTCAGCTCGGGAACGATGGCCCAGTCATTCGCTTCAGTCCCTTCGCGGATGTGACCACGGTCATCCACGAGCTCGCGCACTTGCTCCGATACGCGGAGCGCGGGTCACGGATGTTCGAGGATGTCGCCGGTGAGGAGAACTTCGCGCAAGCGGTGGAAGCGCTCCTCGCGCAAGCGCAAGCAGGGCACCCTCGAGTCAATCAGGCTCTCCGCCGCTTGCGCCGCTTCATGGAGATCGCGTATGCTCGAGGCATACCGACGCAGGAGTTGACGCCGGAGGAGGCGCGACGCTTGCTCTCGGAGCTGGGGTACCCCGATGCCTCGGTCATCATCGAAGAGATGCGTCGGCAGAGGGCATCGACTGAGGCTCAGCCACCACTGCGACAGGCAGCGGAGGAACCAACGCCATCGGCGCCAGCTGCCGAGGAGCCACCAGCGGCCAGCGCTGCCCCTGAGCCCCCACCGACAGAGGTGAGCACGCCGCCACCAGCGCAGGGTAAGCGCTCCCGCAAAGTGGAGCCGGAACCACAGCAGGTCGCCCAGCAGCAGGCGGCAGCAGCAGCTATCATGGAGCCCGCTGCTCAAGCGGCAGCCACTCCTCGCATGGAGCCAGGTGACCTCATCGATTCCCTGAGCAAAGAGATCAAGCGCGCCAGCGATTGGGATCGCCTCGTCTACCCGCTCTTGTCCGACATCAAGTATCAGGGCGACTTCCTGATGAAGGATGGCGGGCCACTGCGCAGACTCAAGTGGCCCTCCCTCTAGAAAGTCCTGCGTACTGCCTATCTCCTGATCCGTGGTGGAAAATGGGATATTGATGCCCTCAAGACCATGAGTGGTGCCGATCTCACCGATGCGCAGATCGCGCACCTCGAAGCACTCCTCATCCGCCTCGGTGAACTCGATCCGAAGGACGCGACGCGCATCGCTGGTCTCACGGATGCGAGTGGCATGCCGCTCTGGCGCGCTCCGGAGGCACCCGCGCCACAAAAGCCACCCAGGCAGCGCCAGAAGAGGGCGAAGAAGGCGCCGGTGGAGGAGCCCTCCCCCACGGAGGCGACGCCACCACCGGAGGCCGCGCCAGCGATGGAGGACGTTGCCCCCACCGCACCTGAGCCGACACCTCCATCATCCCAGGAGCCCGTCTCACCACCTGAGGTAGGGCAACCGACTCCATCGGTGCCGCCGGAGCAGGGCGCGACATCGCGCTACCGCAATCCGGAGGTGCCCAGCGGCAAGGATCTCCTCGATTTCCTCACCAACCCCATGAAGTGGAGCGCTCTCCATCGCGTGATCCGCGAGGATCTCCGCTTCCGTGGGGGAACCCTTGTTCAAGCAGGGGGCAGGCCCACTCGACAAGCTGAACTTCAGTACGCGCAAAGCCGCCATCCAGCAAGCGCTGGATCAGCTGCGCTCCCGCGTCTGGGATCCCTCGCTCCTCCGTCCAGCTGGCGAGAAACTGACCGAGGAGCAGACGGCGCATCTCGAGCTGATCCTGCTCCGGAGCGGCGATCTCGATCCAGCGCTGGCTCGCTTCGCCAGGGAGATGACCGATGCCAGTGGCAAGCCACTCATCGAGGCGACGGAGGAGATCGCGGGGCGCACTGCCGATGAGGTCGTTGGGGAGCCCGCGGAGCAGGTCACTCGAGGGGCAGACGAGGCCTCCGATGAGGCCGCGCAGGCGGCGGATGAGGCCGCTGGTCAGGCTTACGTCGATATCCGCGCATATCAGACTCGCTTCTACGATCCCGTCGCCTTCCAGGAGCTCTTGAAGCGCTATGCGCGTGCTGGGCAATACGCTCCACGCATCCTCCTGATGGGGGAGGTCACGGAGGACGAGCTCGATGCAGCGCGCAAAGCAGCCAAAGAGATCCTGTCTCGAGTGCGTCAGGACGCTGGGCCCGGCTCCAAGGTAGGCCCCTCGAGCATCCAGAGCGAGGAAGCGCGCAAGGAGTTCGCCAAGCGTTGGTTCAGTAAGTCCGGCAAGGGGTACAGTCGCTTCTTCGCTCTCGCGGAGAACGCTCTTGCCTTCATCCAGCTCAATGGTGGCAGATGGGATCCACGCGCCTTCCAGCGCGCCTTCTCGACGGTGAGCAAGATCTCCGATGACGCGATGGAGGTCAGTTGGCGCGGCATCAGCAACAAGGAGCTCGAGGATCTCGATACCTTCCTCCGCGATATCCAGGGGTACCTGGGTGACACCGTGTTCCAGCGCACCAGCGAGACTGCGCGGAGTGCGCGAGGGCTCTTCGAGGAGACGCCTGGTGCCGCCTATCGCCCCCTCCAGCAGGAGACCCTGCGCGAGGTGCTCGATCAGATCGCAGCGGAAGAGCGCCTCGATGGGAAGTTCGTCGACAAAGCACTCGAATGGTTGGCGCCAGTATTCGGCAATCGCGGTGAAGTGGCCGCGATCCTCTGGATGCCGGGGTTCCGCGAGAAGACGATGAAGCTGCTTGCGGCGCAGAGCGAGGATGAAGCGATGAGCGCTGCGCAAGACATCTTGCGCTCCCTCGGCTACCATTGGGAGGCATCAGCGATCCGCTTCCCACGCGCAGCGCGTATCCTGGGCAAGGTGCTCCTCGAGAGAGGAAGGGGGCGTGGATCCGCTTATCGTGCTGCTGGCGCCACGGCTCGCGCTGGGACTGGCGCCATCACGGCAGACCGCATCCTCGAAGTCGTGCAGCGGGCAGCCCGCATGCCGGAGATCCAGGCGCTGGAGCGCGAATGGCGCGATGCCACTGCCCGCGTCATGGAGGAGATCCAGCGCCTCTATCCGGACAACCCACATCTCCCGCCACCGAGTGACGAACTCACGCTAGCCGATGTACTTCGCTATCGCGAGGTGGCTGAGAACAAGGAGCCCTTCGATGCATTGCTCGAGGTCATCGGCGTCGATGCCAGCAAGGGGCTCTCGCTGCGTGACGCTTACCTCGAGAAGCTGCTCGATACCTACTACCAGAAGCGGCTCGAGGAGCTCGGCGGCATGAAGAACCCCCGCTTCTCGCGCTGGCTCCAGAAGGTAGGGGCGAGTCTCCCCATCCGCGCTTGGCGCGAGCAAGCGCTGCTCACGCCACGGTATCATGCCGCCAACTTCCTCGATTCTTTGATCAAGGGTGCGCTTTTCGGATTGCGGCCCATCAAGCCGACGAGTGCCTTCACGCTGGCGCAGAAGCTCGGGCTCGATGCACCGCCACCCTCTGTCCTCTGGCGGACTCAGCGGAGCGCATGGGATGAATTCCTCTCGCCGGAGGACGAATCGGCCCTCGAGGTGCTGGTGGGGCGACTCAGCCCGGGTATCGGGGCCAAGCTCGGCAAAGTGGTCAAGCTCAATCGCCGCATCGCGCAAGCGATGGAGTCATCGTTCCGCAGCGCGGCATGGGCATCCGAGACGGTGCGGCAACTCAAGGCAGCGCGCCCCATGCTGGATGGCGCGATCCGCAGCGAGCTGGGTGCAGCGGCGGAAGATGTCATCAAGCGGCTCGATGCCGCGGAGCACGGTGTCCTCTTCTCACCGGAGCAATTAGGGGAACTCCTACGCAGAGTGGGGGCCACGCCGGATCAAGTCGCCGTGATCCAGGGCACATGGAAGCGCGCCATCGATGAGGCGTCTCTGGCTGGCGAGGATCTCGCCAAGAAGATCTTCTTCGATTACGATGATGAACGTAACATCGAGGCACTCCTCGGCATCCGCGCTTGGGCGCCATTCCACTTCTGGGCCACGCGCAATGTCCCGTTCTATCTCGAGACACTGAGTCAGCATCCCTGGCTCCTGCGCGCTTGGGAGACCTACATGGACGTCTCGCAGGATCTCCAGGACGAGAAGGGGCTGCCGCCGCGCTTCAGTGGCACGATCCCCCTGATGAAGGCGGGACTCCTCGAGTTTCTCTTCGGCCCAGGTACCTTCTACGTGAATCCGATGGTCATCATCTCCATCGCCGATCAATTGGGGTACCGCTATACGCCTGAGGACGCACCACTCCTGGAGCGCCTGCAGACGGAACTTTCGCGCTTCGGAGTGGGTCTAGCGCCATGGGCAGAGATCCCGCTGGGCATCATCGGGGCCTTCGGGGAGGAATGGGCTCCGCCACGCGTGCTCCGGCACTCGCGCTTGCTCTATGGGCTGACTGGGATCGATATCGAGGCGCCGCTCCAGATGGTGTCGGCAGCCAATCGTGAGGCCGTCACGGGCTCCGCCTACCTCGATTCGCAGATCAAGAAGCGGATCCTGGAGCTCTCTCTCGAGGAGACGGGGCGCGCCGCGCACCCCGAGTACGTGGCAGCGCTCTCGGATCCCACATCACCGATCTGGAAGCGCGCTGAGGAGCAAGTGCGACGGCGCCTGCTCGGCCAGGAGATCCTCGGCATGACGGTACCAGCGAGGATGCCGTTCCTCCCGGAGACCGAAGAATTGATCCGCGCTGAGAGAGCGAAGCTTCCGGAGCGACCACCGAAGGGGCTCATGACCGAGCTGGCTCGCGCTGGTCATCCGGCAGCAGCCTACGTGCCCTTGCGATGGCAGAACACGGAGGCAGACCGCCTGCGCGCTCTCCTCCAGCGCGCCTGGAACACCGGCAACCTCACCAGCGCGATGAACATGTTGCGGAGCACTCCGGAGGGACAACGCTACCTCATGTGGCTCGAGATGAATGGGTACCTCTGGCCCTGGGATGAATTCGCTATCGCCAACTACGCTGGTGGATTGGGAACTCGAGAACGGTAATAGATAGTGAAAGTGGGCACGCGGTAATCCGGGTCGCCCTAGGGAGGTAGTATGGAAGAGTTCGAGCTATCGGAAAACCGTGAGCTGGAAAGCGCGGAGCTTCCCCAGATCACGGAAGAGACTCAGGCGCCTGAGCAGGTAGAGCAACCCACTGAATCCATCGATGAATGGAAACGGCGAGCCGAGGAATGGGAGAAGCGCTTCAAGGGGCTCCAGGCGCGAGTGCAGCGTGAGGTGGAATTGCGTCGAGCCCTCGAGATGGAGCGCCAGCAACTCGAGGAGCAGTTGCAGCGCTTGATCCTCGAATCGCAACTCGCGCAATTGCCGCCAGAGGAGCGCGAAGTCCGGCAGCGGGAATACGAGTACCAGCTGCAGGTGATGCGCGAAGCGAAGAGAATCCAGGAGCAGCAACAGCAGCTGGAACTCATCGCGAAGCAGTTCGTCGTCCAGCAGCTGAGTCAGAAGTACGGAGTGCCGCAAGAGCAATTGCTGCGCTTCGATGATCCCTGGGCCATGGAGGCCTTCGCGCAAGAGGTAGCCAAGCTGCGCCGAGAGCAACGACGAGAAGCGCGCTCCCAATCGGGTCAAGACCGCTTCGAGGGGACTCTGACGGCCCCAGCGATCTCTCGCGAAGCAGAGACACTGGATGAAGCCGTCGAGCTCCTCAAGCAGCGATTCCGAGGAGGGAGATAGTCGATGGCCAATCAGGTCTATACGCCGTCAGGTACCCTGACGAATATCGCCAAGATCTTCAAGGAGCACTTCGAGAAGCCGTTCATCCGCACCCTGGATCGCGACAACTTCCTGGTCAACTTGTTTGGCCGCAAGAACGGCGTTGGGCACGAAGTGCAGTGGATCGTGCACTAAGATGGCAACAGCAGTGCGCAGTTCTACACGGAGAACGACGATTACCAGCCCGCTGGTACGCAATCCTATGAGCGCGCTCACAAGCCGTTCAAGATGGTGCGCATCGTCTATGGGATTTCGGGCCTGGCTGAGGCCGCTACGCGTGGCGAGGGCGCTCTCATCGATGCGCTGGCTGAGTACTCGAAGCAGGCGATGGAGGACTTGATTGCCCGCATCAATGTCCAGCTCCTGAGCACGACGCCCAACGCGACGGCGGATGAATACCAGCGCGTCGAGATGGATGGCCTCGGTGACATCATCCGCGACAGCGGCACCTATGCCACCATCAATCGCACCACGGCGACCTGGTGGAGGAGCGTCGTCCTCGACAATGGTGGGACAGCGCGCCCCCTCGCCATGCCGCTCATGCAGCAGATGATGGATCTCCTGGACACCCCGCGGCGCGACGCCAAGACGAGCCACATCTTGTGCAATCGCGTGCACTTCAATCAGTATGGCAACCTCTTGGAGGATCGACGGCGCTGGGTCAACACCATCGAGCTCGATGGCGGCATCAAGGCTCTGGAATACGTCGGGATCCCGGTTGTTCCAGTGCGCCAGATGAATCCGGGTGTCATGTACTTCATCGACAAGCGCGACTGGAATTACTACGTCCTGCTGCCCTTCGAGACGGAGGAGATCCCGACGACGAAAGACCAGAAGCTGTTCGCCATCAAGCATTATGCGCAGCTCGTCTGCAAGGCCCCCTTCCGTCAAGGTGTCATCGCTGACCTCCAGTTCTAGTCCTCATCCTGATGCCCCCAGTGTCCCCCACTGGGGGCATCATGTCCTTCGGAGGAACGTATGCCGCTGTATGCCTATCGTTGCTCTGGTGGCGTACTCTTCGGTGCGCGTTATCCGATGGGATCGGCCCCAAGCGAGATACCTTGCCCCTGTGGGCGGGGGAGCGCTCATCGCGTCTACTTGCCGATGACGATCCTGGTGCGCCCACCGAATTACTCAGCGAGCCCAAGCGATCCCCGCTATTGGGAGGGGATCCATGAGGATCCCACCCATTATCGCTGGCAGAACGGCGATTTGCGGGAACTCGCCACGACTGATGAAGCGAGAGATCTGTGCGCAGGGAAGGTGGAGCATGGCGTATCGCAAGTTGGACTGGATTCTACGGCTGCCGGAACCTGAAAAGACCAAGCAGCTCCGCGAATGGCTGGAGCAGGATCATGAGGGGGATGGACGCGTCCTCCTCAAGACGGCTTCCGGTAAACCCATGGTGGTGCGGTATCGCGGGCAGGTACTCGACTTCAATGCGCAGGGGCGACGCGTGCCGCGCCGCGTAGCCATCGACCTTCTTCTCCTCTTCGGTGAGCATGGCGTCTATCGTGGGCGGGATCAGGCCACCGGCTTCACGCGGGAAGCATGGGCTCGCCTCTCGGATGAAGAGAAGCGTCTCTACGATGAGAAGCAGATCCGCTTCCTCGAGGACTACTTGACGCATGTCCCCGATGGAGATGGGCCCGAGGAAGCCCCACCTGAAGTCGTGTTCGAGAGACCGATCCTGGTGCGCTGATGGATGGCGTCATCGGTTTCCCCCTGACCATCGTTGCGGATCTCCCAGGTGAGCTGGGAGTCCGCTTCGATGTGTGGGATTCCCTGGGCAACCCAGTGGTCTCCAATGCCGTGGGGAGCGCGCTCAATGACACGCGGCACATGGTCGTCGTCGATCCAGAGCGCGTGATCGTCCCCGGCCTGTGGAGGGCGGAAGCGCGTGGGTCAGCGCTCCGCGTGGCGATGGAGCTGGTGATCGGATCACCGATCCCCGGCGCACTGCCGCTCTGGACTGTCGTGGAGCAAGTGGCCTCCCATTATGGGGAGGTCGCGGAGGGGCGGATCGAGGCGACGGATCAGCTCGGAAGCCGCATCACGGTACCGGATCTCGCGTATGGGGACGGCTACTGGGTGGGGCGGCATCTCACCATCCATCCGGAAGACGATCTCGGCAATGGACTCTTCTCGCGCCGTATCGTCGAGGTGACGGGGAGCACTCTCGTCCTCTCGGATCCCTTCCCGGGTGCTCCACTCGTGGGGGCGCGCTGTGCGGTACTCCCCATCCCGGTACCCGAGATCATGCGGACTCTCGCCGTCAGCTTGGCGGAATACGGCAAGCTGGGGCGCATACCGGTCACTGTAGCGGATCAAGTCGTCGAAAATGGAGAGGCTCGCATCCCGTATGGAATCACGCATGTGGCGGAAGTGTGGATCGATGGGACGCGTCTCCGCGATGAGCAGTGGACGCTGCTCCCAGGGCGCCGACTCAAGGTGGCGGCATCCGGGAGACTCGTGACCTTCAAGGGGTTCATGCCGCAGTATCTTCCCGCTCTCCCGACGGGATGGATCGTCGTCGAGCCGACCACCATCATGGCGCATGCAGGGCTACACATCCATTCTGCGCGCAGCGGTGGCCCCGGCATCGATGTCGAGGAGCACATGCGGAGGATGGTGCTCCTCGGGCAACTGGCGGAGGGGCACGTTGCGCGCCTGGCGGGGCGAGTACCGCATGGAGCGCGTGAGGTGATTCCGTAATGCGCGACAACGTCATCGAGCTCTATGGGGTGCGTTTCCCAGTCTCCCAGCGGCCCGTCGTCAGGCGGGCCATTACACCATTTCCGCAGCGGATCACTCTCGGTGATTACCGCGCTGGTGACCACGTCGTGGAATCGGAGCTGGTGCTGGCCGATTTCACTGGTGGCATCGGCATCCTCTATGCGGCTCCAGAGCGGAGCCTGGATCGCTACTGGTGGGGCACCCTCGATGGACGCTATCGCTTCCTCACGCTGCCACCAGCGCGCTTCCCACGCGGCAACCCAGGACTCGTCCAGCGCTTCATCTCCTACAATGGCGCCGTGTACGCTTTCGCTGGGAACACCGCTTACGAGTACGAGGAGACGACGGGGGACTGGATCCCGCGCTTCACGTATCCAGGCGCGCTCTCCGATGTCGTGGTGCATGATGGCGTCCTGGTGGCACTCACGCAGAGCGCTCTCGTGCTCTACGATGGTGCCTCCGGCAATGCTCTCGAGCTCATCGCAGCGACGACGGGTCAACCCTATCATGCTGGGTACGCGCTTGCCTCTTGGGATGACAAACTTTTCGTCCTCGGCATCGACAACGTGATGTACTGGTCAGCCGACAGCCTGGTGGCGAAGATCGCAGCTGAGACCAGTCCGACGTTCATGAGTGCGGGGAAACTCTTGTATCCCTCTGGGTGGTGTCGTCAGCTGGTGCTGTACACGGATCAGACTGGTGAAGTCGTGATCCATGCTGTCGGCAGAGATGGCCTCTTCGTCTACGATTTCCCCTCTGAGCGCTTCTATCAGACGCAATTTACGTGGCCCGCTTCGGGACGAGTGGGGAGAGCAGCCGTCTGGCGCGGGCAACTGTTGGTACCAGTGGGGAACACGATCTATCTCTACAATGGCGCCCTGGTGCAAGTGGTGGGGCCCGATAAGGATGATGGACTGCCACCAGAGGTTTCGGGCAACGTCCTCGCCGTAGTGCCTGGTCATGGGTACTGGTTCTCGGTACTCGCAACACCTGGGCGAGTCGTGGGGAGCACGCTGGAGGACGATTGGGACGTGAACATGCCCAATCTCCCGGAGGGCTGGTTTCCAGGTGCATCGCGCACTGGCGCCATCCTAGTGAGCCCGCAGGCCTCGTATCACACGTTAGCGCTCTATGCGGACATCGCCGACATGGGCGATGTGGCAGTGCTCTCGGCGAATGACGAGTACGGGCTGTGGGTCTCCACGACGGATGGCGTGGACTTCATCCCGCTGCCCGAAGGCTTGCACAACCCATTGCAGATCCCCACGCAGGTGTTCGCGGAATCGGGATCCCTCATCACGTCCTGGTGGGACATGGGTTGGAGAAACTTGGACAAGTTGGCGCTTTCTCTCTCGGTCAACGCCATCATTCCACCAGGCGGGAGCATCACCTTCTCCATCGGCTTCGATGGAGACGATACATGGCTACCTGTCGGCACCGTGACGACGACGGGGAGGACGCGTTTCCGCATCGGAAACATCGAGGGCATCCCATTTCGCCTGGTACGCTTCCTCCTCGAATTTCAGCGAGGCCCGGATCCACGGCAAGCGCCCCTCCTCATCGATGCCGTGTTCACCTTCTTGCGCACACCGCGCTTGCTCCATGGATGGGAGCTCAATCTCCAGCTCACCGATCCCTATTGCCTCGAGCAGGTCGGCGTCCCAGCAGCGCGCCTGGTGGCCTCTCTCGAGGACTTGGTGCGCAATCGGCGCGCTGGGACACTGCGGTACATCGATGAGGATGGACGCGAAGTCACGCGTCGCGTCTACATCACGGAGATGGTGGCCTCGGAGCTGGTGGGCCCCTACCGTGAGGGGCGCTATCAGGTCAGTGTCATCGAGCTGGATTCCTGATGGCGCGGCGAGATCTCCCGAAGATCGCGACTCCACGTCTCCCCGGCTTCCCGGGGCTCCCGCGGGAACCGAAGGGATGGGGGAGAAGTGAGGTCACGATCACGCCGCGAGGGCTCGCGCAAGCCAACACGTTTCAGGTTCAGGAGCCAGCGGGTGATCCACCCCTCTGGTGGCGCCAGCAATATCCCAGTGGCACGAGGCCAGAATGGGCGATCTACTGGGCACTCTCGAAGCTGGGCTTCAAGGACGGCGAGGACTTCGAGTATCAAGCAGCGCTCCCCGGCGTAGGGCGCAGCTACTGGTCGCAGGTCGACTTTCTGATTCCCGCTTTCCAACTGGGTATCGAGATCCAAGGGTTGTTCTGGCATTACACCCTCGGGAGCGAGAGACAGCAGCGCGACATTTTGCGCATCGCCTATTTTGCGGAGCGCGGCATCGACATCGTGTTCATCGATGAGGATGACGCCCTGCGGGATCCGATCTACTACGCTTCGGAAGCCTTACAGCGGCGAGATCACTCCAAGATCAGGAGGGGCATGTGAGCGTCTTGCGGTTCTCTGGCTACACCTATCGCGAGGGAGTGCCACTCGGTGGAGTCCGAGTACGCGCTTACCCAGTGCTGTCGAGTGGCAATCTGGGATCGAGCTACGCAGAGGCCTACTCGCAATCGGGTACCGGCTATTGGGAAGTCACCGTCGATACGAGCACGCTGCCATCCGAGACGGGGCGCTATGACATCGAGCTCTATGATCCGAGCACGGGGGCTCGGCGCTGGGTCAGGAGCGCGCTGCGCTTCCAAGTGATCGAGCTCTTCGGCCCCGATGGCGAGGCACCCGTACCGGATCAATCGGTCACTACGCGCAAGATCCGCGACAATGCGGTCACCGACGCCAAGATCGGCAATCGCACCGTCGATGACACGATATCGGCGGCATACCTGAATACGGGCTCACTCACCGCGCTCCTCTCCTGGATCGTCAAGCGCTTGAAGGAGATCATGGGGACGAGCACGTGGCGCGACTCGGTGCCCATCTCGCTCCAAGCGCTCCGCCAGCATGCCACTCGGCATGCATCTGGTGGCCCGGATGCGATCACTCCCGAGATGATTGGCGCTGCGCCAGCGGTGCACTCGCACCCCTTGGCGACGCCCACTTCACCCGGCTTCATGTCGGCTGCCGACAAAGCGAAGTTGGATTCACTCGGGTCGGGGGGCGGTGGTGGCAGTGGGTTCGCTTTCCGCCATGTGCGCGTCAATGGCGTCGATATTTCGGCCTCGACGCCAGAAGACCGCCTGACGCTCTTGCCTGGAGCCAACATCCAGTTCCAGCATGATGCCGTGCTCAAGACGATCACCATCTCGGTGCGGCAGGGGCCAGGAAGCGGCCTCGACGCTGATACCGTCGATGGGCGACACGCCTCGGATCTCGGTGGAGGAAGCAGTGGTGGCGGGGGCGGCGGTGGATCCACCTCGGTTCCCACGTATTACTCGTACTATCAGAGCAGCGAGACCTCCGGCATCGTGCTGTCTGGGTCATGGCAAGCGATCCCCTCGCTCTCTGTCTCCGTGCCCGCTGGCACCTACGTGGTGATGGGGTCAGCGACCTTCGCGTGGGCGGATCTCGCCAATGGGTACACAGCGATCCTCGGGTGCCGCGCTGGTGGCGTCGTACAAGCGTATCAGCCGTACAAGCGTGGGGCCGTGACGGATGTCAGCTACAATGCTGGATCACAGACCCTGACCAGAGTGGCGAATGAGCTCGCTGAGGTGAGCGGCACGTGGCAAGTCACCTTGGGTGCGAGTGGCGCCATCGAGTTGGTCGCCATGCGCACCAGCGCGCAATACGGGACGATTCGCGCTATCTCGGGATCGATCCTCGCGATCAAGGTGGCATGACATGAGTAAGCAGAAGCTCCTGGTGTGGGATCCAGCGCAAAAGCGGTGGGTGCCGCAGCGCCGCACCAGTGGGGGTGGCGGCGGTGGCGGCGGTGGCTACAGCGAGGTCATCGTCGGTGGCACGAGCCTCACGAGTGATGGCGGTGACCCACTGACCATCGCCGCTGATCCACCGATCCAGGTCACGGGTGATGCCGACACGGACACCGTGACCATCGGTATCCGGATGGGGCCAGGGAGCAATCTCGATGCCGACACCGTCGATGGGAAGCATGCAGCTGACTTTGCACTAGCCTCTCACAGTCACCCCAATGCGACGACGACATCGGCGGGATTCATGTCGGCTGCCGATAAAGCCAAGTTGGACAGCATCGAGAGCGGCGCTGAAGCGAACCAACTGGCCTACAGCGTCGTGAAGGTGGGCTCCATCAGCGTCGCTGCGCAGAGCACGACGGACACCCTCGAGCTCGAGGCGGGATCCAACATCGCGCTCACGCCGGATGCCGTGGCGCGCAAGGTCGCTCTCGCGGTATCCCCGCAGGGGCATACCTCTGGCTTGAATGCCGATCTCCTCGATGGGCAGCATGCGAGTGCATTCGCTCCAGCGACGCACACGCACACCCCGACTCAGATCTCCCCGCAAGGGCACAGCTCTGGGCTCGATGCCGACACTGTCGATGGCAAGCATGCGAGCCAATTTGCATTGAGCTCCCACCAGCATGCTCCAGCTGATATCGATCCGCAGGGGCACACATCTGGCCTCGATGCGGATCTTCTGGATGGGCAGCATGCATCGGCCTTTGCCCTAGCTTCGCACACGCATCCTGATGCGACGCCGACATCATCGGGCTTCATGTCGGCAGCCGATAAGTCCAAGCTGGATGGGATTCAGCCTGGCGCCGAAGTCAATCAAAACGCGTTCTCGCGGGTGTTGGTGGGAGCCACTGCAGTAGAGGCTGATAGTGAGACCGACACCCTGGAGCTGGCTGCTGGGAGCAATATCACGCTCACTCCAGATGCGAGCAACGATAAGGTGACCATCGCGGTGGGGCCACAGGGCGCTGGCTCTGGCCTGGATGCCGACCTGCTGGACGGCAACCATGCTTCAGCGTTTGCGCTGGCATCCCATACGCATCCAGATGCCACGCCAACGGATTCAGGTTTCATGTCGGCAGCCGACAAAGAGAAACTGGATGGCATCGAGGCAGGAGCGCAAGTCAATCAGAATGCCTACAGCCGCGTGATCGTCGGCAGCACCAATATCGATGCTGTCTCTCCCACCGATTTCTTTCGCTTGATCGCTGGCACGAACATAAGGTTGACGCCGGATCTCAGCAACAAGAGCATCACCATCGAGGCGCCTGGTGGCGGCGATGGCCCAGTAGGTTACGAGACCGTTGTGGCGGGATCAGCCACATTGATTGCGGATCCCGGTGATGCCCTGGTCATCCAGGGGCAGAGCCCGATCACGGTCTCCGGTGATGCTGCGACTGATACCGTGACCATCGGGATCCAGAGTGGGCACGGCAGCGGCCTCGATGCCGATCTCCTCGATGGACTCCATGCGGCGGCATTCGCTTTGGCTTCACATGAGCATTCCTTGTCGGTGCAGCTCGGAGTGAACTCTTCTTCAGTCAGCATCAACTCTACATCCTATATTAACGTCACCAGTGTTAGTTTAACGCCGGGTAAGTGGATTCTAATTGGTGTATTACACGCTACGACTTCAGGCAGTACAGCGTATACACTTACTGTCGCGCTTCGCATTGGATCGACAATTTTAAGATCGTTGGGGTATTCTTTCAATACTTCCATTGGCCCCCGAACCATTGTACTCATGTTGCTCCACACTGTGGAGAGCGATGAGACCATTACCCTGGATGCGAGAACATCGAACACGAGTACCACCTTCTCGATAGGGGCTAACGCGGGTTACCTACTTGCTATCCGATACTCGCCGTAACGTCGGATCAGCAATGTGGGCAGGCTTCCGGCAGCTGGTTAACGGATACCGCGTGCCTCTTGCGCAGTTCGAATCGTGGAGATGGATGTGAGCGGGATCAACTCGTTCCTCGATCTCGGAATCGCCGGCCTCATCCTGGCCGCCGTCATCCTGGGTTGGCGGCGCTACTGGGTGTTTGGCTGGAAGTACGAGGAAGTCGTCAGGGAGCGCGATGCGTGGCGCGAGATCGCGCTCCGCTCATTGGGTGTCGCTGAGCAACTGTTATCGCGCTTATCGGGGGAGGACTGAGCATGCATCTCGATCTCGTCGCGGCCTGGGCGCGCCTGTATCGACTCGAGCACGAGTTGCGGATCAGGAAAGCGAAAAGGCTCATGGAACTTCGCCTCCTGGATGAGGATGGAAAACAATCCTGCGGCTCAGGCGTTGGATGCGCCGATTCCACGGTGATCGCGCTGAATGGGAGGAGCGAGCAGAATGAGCGCACCGTTCCGTACTCTGTTTCGCTGGGCTCGTGAGGCACTCGAGGCCCTCGGGGAAGCTATCCCCGACAAGGCTGTCGTCATCTTCAAGCGGCCACCTGGCGCATGGGAGGTGCGCGCTCTTTCACCGGATGACGTGGGCGCTGCTCCAGCCTCACACACGCATCCGACTGCGACACCAGTAGCTCCCGGCTTCATGAGTGCGCAAGACAAGCAGAAGCTCGATCTCCTCCAACCAGAGCGCCCAGCTTGGCGCGAGATACGAGTCGGTACGCAAGTGATCCCAGCTGAGGAGGGAGCTGAGCGCCTCACGCTGCAGGCGGGAGCGAATGTCACGCTCACACCAGATGTCACCAACAAGCGCGTGATCATCTCGGCCACCGGTGGAGGTGGCGGTGGCTCTGGTGGCGGTGGCTACGGAAGCGTTGTCGTGGGGGAGACGACGCTCACGGCGGATGCCGGTGAGCCCCTGGTGCTCGATGCGAACCCGCCACTGATCGCCACCGCTGATCCAGATACCGACACCATCACCTTCACGGTGCAGATGGGCGATGGGAGCGGCCTCGATGCTGATACCGTCGATGGCCTCCATGCGAGTGCCTTTGCCCCAGCGACCCACACGCATCCCGAGTACGCGCTCATCGGCCACACGCATGAGGGCGTTTATGCGCCGCTCACGCATACGCACCCCAATGCGACGACGACGACACCTGGATTCATGTCGGAGACAGACAAGCAGAAGCTCGATGGCATCCAGCCAGGAGCAGAGGTCAATCAGAACGCCTACTCGCGGGTGCGCGTGGGCTCCGTGCTCATCTCCGCGCAGAGCAAGACCGACACCATCGAGCTCGAGGCAGGGAGCAACGTCACGCTGACGCCGGATGCCACGAATCGTAAAGTCACGATTTCTGCATCCTCTTCCTCCAATCCAGCTTTCGCCAAGGTTCGCGTAGGCACTGACGAGATCAGTGCATCGACAGTGGCTGACACCTTCACGGTGGCTGGCCTCGGTGAGGCGCAAGCGAGCCTCGACACCTCGAGCAAGACGGTGCAGATCTACGTGCCAGCGCGCAACAGTTTCGGCAAAGTCCGCGTGGGGAGTACCGACGTCACTTCTGGGGCGCCTAACGACACTATCGAGCTCGTCGCGGGGAGCAACATCACGCTCACCCCTGATGCAGACAACAAGCGGGTCACCATCGCTTCCACGGCTTCCGGGGGCAATGCCTTCGGGCAGATCAAGGTGGGCACGCAGACGCTGGTCGCAGATGTCGCCAATGCGCTAGTGGAGCTGATCGCGTCGGGCTACATCACGATCACCCTCAACACCACCAACAAAACCATCACGTTTGCCATCAATGCTGGCAACAGCGCCAACCAGATCCCGGTCAGCAATGGGACTCTGTGCGCGAGTCTCAATGCCGATAAGCTGGATGGCTATGATGCAGGCACGAGTTCGGGCCAGGTGCCAGTCAGCAATGGCACACGCTGCGTGAACCTGAATGCCGACATGGTCGATGGCTATCATGCCTCCGACCTCATGGGCAACTACTGGTCGCGGGGCGGCAGTGGAGCTGGGTACACGATTTTCGTGCAGAGCAGCGCGCCATCTGGGGCATCAGTAGGGGATGTGTGGATCGATACGAGTCAGACGGCATGAGCGGAGGACTGTATGCCCACGGCAACCTGGACTGTCGGATCGGCATCGACGACTGATACCCCTTTTGTCTACACCGACTTTTACAAGGACGCAACATTTACCATCACCACGCCCCGTAACTACACTATCGAGAGCATGCAGTGGTATGCTTCAGCCGAAACTGTCAATGTCGTGTATTGCTCCTGCGAACTTTACTTAGCCACCGCCGGCACCCTCATCGCCAGATCGACG